CTCATTCCGTATCGAGTGACGCTGACACCGCAGATCGTGTCCGCGTGGGTGATTTCCAGCGGAGTGGTCGCCGGCTATGCCGACGACTGGTTTACCGGTGGCTATGTGGAGTGGCAGGTGGACGGCGACAACTACGACCGCCGCTACATCGAGCGGCACGCCGGGGCCGATCTGCACATCCTGGGCGGCACCGAGGGCATCCCGGCGGGGGGCCAGCTGCGGGTCTATCCAGGCTGCGATCTGCTCGATGAAACCTGCGCCGGAAAGTTCGACAACATCCTGAATTTCCGGGGCTTTAACAAGATGCAAGGCAAGTCGCCGTTCGATGGCGACCAGGTCTGGTGAGGTAGGCCATGGACCCGATCACAATCAATCTCGTCATTCTGGCGGCGTCGTTCATCCTGTCTAGGGTCTTGGCGCCGAAGCCGCAAAAGCCCAAGCCAACAGCCTTTGAAGATATCGATTTCCCGCGCTGCGACGAGGGCGACGAGCTGGCCGCCGTGTTCGGTCAGTGCTGGAGGAAATCCTGGATGGTGCTGACCGTAGGCAACTACCGAACGAAGGCGATCAAGACCAAAGGGAGCAAGAAATGATCGTGACTGTACAGCACCTGCATACCGTCCCGACGTGGACTACCCGACAGGGTTACTGCCACGGCCGGGCGCGGGAGTTCTTCAGGCGTCACGGCCTCGACTGGATGGCGTTTTTGCAGAACGGCATCGAGGCTGACCTGTTGATCGCGACTGGCGACGCGCTCGCGCTCAAGCTGGTTGAGCACGCACGCCAGGAGGTGGCTGATGGGCGCTAAACCCAAGGCTCAAACGGTCGGCTTTCGATACTTCTTCGACATCCATTTCACCCTAGGCAAGAAAATCGACGAGCTGTGCGCGCTCCGGGCAAGCGGAAAAACCGCGTGGAAAGGATCGATCACAACCAACGGTCAGGTACGCATCAACGCCCCGAACCTGTTCGGTGGCGACAAGGGCGAAGGTGGGCTCGATGGAACGTTGGATATCCTGTTCGGCGAAGAAGACCAGGGTGTCCTGCCGCGCCTGGCGGCCATGCTCGGCGGCCTGGTGCCGGCGTTCCGTGGCGTAACCACAGGGTTCTATTCCGGCTTGGTAACCTCCATGAACCCCTACCCGAAGACGTGGGAATTTTTGGTCCGGGGCGGAAACCGCTTGTGGGACGGCAATCCCTGGTATCCCGAAAAGCAGTTCATCTGGCTAGCGGACGGTCAGATTAAGGCGATGAACCCAGCCCACATCCTCTACCTGGTCTACACCGGTCGGGACTTCCGGGGGCTGGCCCGCACGCGGATGGACGAGGCGAGCTGGCGGGCCGCTGCCGACAAGCTGTATGCCGAGGGTTTCGGGCTGTGCTTTGAATGGACCAGGTCGGACAGCTTCAAGAACTTCTGCGAGACGGTGAAATCGCACATCGGTGCCGAGGTATACCCAAACCGCCAGACAGGACAGATCAGCATCCGCCTCCTGCGGGACGACTACAACGTTGCGGACCTGCCGCTGTTCGACGAGGACAGCGGCCTCCTGGAAATCACTCAGGAGAAGACCGGTTCGACCTCCCTCGCGCCGAGCCAGCTTATCGTCAAGTACATCGACCAGATCGACGGGGCGCAACGCCAAATCATCGTTAACAACAACGCGGTCGCTGCGTCGCAGGGGCGGCGCTCGTCTGAGGAAATCGAGTTCCTGGGCGTGCCGACCGGCGAGCTGGCCGGGCGAGTCGGTGAGCGGGAAATGCGTCTGAAGACAACCGGCCTGAAGCGCTATAAAGGCGTATTCGACCGCCGCGCCCGTAGCCTGAACCCAGGCCAGCCGTTTCGCATCCGTTCGACCCGGCGCGGCATCCCCGAAACCGTCGTCAGGGTCGGCCGGATCGAGGACAACTTCCTCGGCGACGGCAAGATCACACTGACCGTCGTTCAGGACCAGTTCAATCTGCCTGCGACAACTGGCGTGGCGCCGCCGCCACCTGGCTGGATTCCGCCAGACCGGACGCCTCGGGCGATCACTGTGCGCCGCCTGATGGAAGCACCCTATCGCGAACTGGCCGGGGTGATCGATCCGGCGAATCTCCAGCTCCTGGACGTGAGCGCGTCCTACTTGGCCGCGCTGGCCGAGGCGCCGACCAGCCTGTCGCAGAGCTACACACTGACCGACCGCGTCGGCAGCTCTGGCGCGTTCGTTGATCGCGGAAGCGGCGACTGGTGCCCGACCGGCCTACTCGCCGCCGAGCTGCCGCTGGCGGCCGGCCCGAGCGTAGTCACGCTGACCAACGCCAGCCGGCTGGAGGACGTCACTGTCGGCCAGGCCGCAGTCGTGGACGACGAGATAGTCCGGGTCGATGCGGTCAACTACGCGAGCGGCACAGTCACCCTGGCGCGCGGCTGCGCCGATACCGTGCCGGCCAAGCACTTGGCCGGGGCTCGGGTCTGGTTCTACGACACGTTCGAAGCGGTGGACGAAACGGTATACAGCCAGGGCGTGACGCTCCAGGCCCGGCTGCTGACGAACACCAGCGAGGGCCAGCTGGCCCCGGCGCTGGCCGCCACTGACAGCCTCACGCTGACGGGGCGCCAGGGTAAGCCGTATCCGCCCGGCCAGTTCCGCATCAACGGCAGCGCGTACCCAACGAAAGTCTACGGGACGCTGTCGGTGAGCTGGGCGAAGCGCGACCGCATCGGCCAAGCCGACCAGTTGATCGATACCACGGTCGGCAACATCGGCCCGGAAGCTGGGGCGACGGTGACGCTCCAGGTCTACAGCGGCACGACGCTGAAGCGCACCTACGCCGGTCTCACATCCAGTAGCTGGTCCTATCCGCTGGCCGAGGACATGGCGGATGGTCCGCTCCAGGACGTGCGCCTTGTCCTGCGCAGTGTCCGCGACGGCATCAACTCTTGGCAGCAGCACGACATCACGATTGAACGCCACGGCCTCGGTTTCCGGCTTGGCGAAGAACTAGGAGGCGTTTCCGCATGAGCCTGACGATGGGGCCGAACACCGGCCTACTGATCAACGGCGCACCCGGTGAGGGGCACTACAACGAACTTATGCGCCTGTTGCGCTGGGATGACTTCCTGCGCCAGCCCGTGGTCAAGGGCCGCGTCGCCACGCTGCCAACTTCCGGCCAGGCCGAGGGCGACACTTACATTTTCACCGGCAGCGGCTCAAATCAGCACCGCCTGGCCCGCTGGTGGGTGACTGGTGCGTCCGCGCCAATTTGGGAGTACATGCCGCCCAGGTTGGGCTGGCGGGTGCAGGTGGCGAACGAGGCCACGCCTGATGGCCAGGTCAAGACGTATGAGTTCGGAGCCAGTGGCTGGACTGAGCTGGTGGGCGGGATGGCCGACGCGCCAAGCGACGGCAGCAACTACGCACGCAACAACGGGGCGTGGGGGAAACTTGGGACCGCTGCCGGGGCCGACCTCAACGGCATGCCGTTTCTCAATCTGATGCCCGACAGCGGGCGTTACGCAGGCAGTATCAACCCGCTAATCCTGCGCTTCACTGAGGCCTTTTCCAGTTCGTTCCTGACACCATGGAATGGCGCGTCAATCGCTGACGGCGGAAAGTACATCTACGACAACACTACAAACGGCGGGACGGCGGGCAACCTCAACCAGCGCGTCCAAGATTTGCTAGTGGCGATGGGACGGCCGAGCGGTAGCCTTGCCCGCTACGGGGTGGAGTTCTATACCGCTGTGCTGACCGCTGGCCCCAACGCAACGACCGGCTCTACGGGTGCTGACGGCACGACCCGTTATCTCCAGATGACGAACTCGTCGAGGGCGCTCTTCATCGCCAACGGCTGGTGTACTGCTGTTCTTTGGATACGGGCTGAGGTCGGGTCGCTTCACTTCATGCCGGCAACAGCCCCGACGACTGACTACAAGATTTGGCTGAATGGTGCGCCTGTGGTGCCGGGGCAAGTGCTGACACCGAGCGACGGATGGAAGCACGTCAGGATTTCCAAGAAGAGCGCGCAGGGGTACGACAACGGCTTCCCGTTCCTCTATATGGCGCTGGGTTCCGTTGCGGCTATGGCCTGTCCGGCATTCTTCGGCGGATTGGTCGATCCCGGCATTCACGTCGCGCCTATCGCGACCGTCAACTCACAGAGCGCATGACAATGACGAAACGAGTTCTACTGAAAGGCGAGTTCTTCGCAGAGTGGGCCGGCTCGCTGGACGAGGCGGCCGCACTTGCTGGCGTCCCGGTCGGCGACCTGGCGTTCCATCCCGACGACCTTCTCGCCGAGGTCCAGGAGCTTCGCCGCCAGGCCTATCGCACCGAGTCTGATCCTCTGCGGCTAGAGGCAGAATATGACGCCATCGCTACCGGCACAGCGCCGGACCTGTCGGCCTGGGTCGAAGCTGTCAAGGCGATCAAAGAACGCTATCCGCTCCCCCAGTCCTAAGCGTTTTGATAATTGTGACCAACGTCGCCTTTTTGCTACGGTCCCTAACTGATGTGCGGAGTAGATAGGGATGTTGGTATGGACGAGGTGCTTAGACGGAGGCTGCGGGCGGAGCTGCTGGAGGTGGGGTTTCTCAACCAGTGCTGCCTTGATCTGATGGAAGCGATGGAGGCCGAGTTCAGCCTCACCGAGGACCAGCGCGAATGCATCGAGCAGCTCGGCCGATTCCTGCGGGAGGGCATCGGCAAGCTGACCGCTCTGTCTGAGCGGGTAGCCGATGGCGATATTGTCGTCCTGTGCTGA